ATTGCCCCCCTTGAGCAATATACTGCTCATGCCAGCGAAAACGACAACCGCAATGGTCGATGAGGTCCGCATGGCGGTTCGCGCCAGCGGGAAAACATACGAACAGATTGCCGCCGAGTCCGGCTTGAGCAGCTGGTGGATCGCGAAATTCACCCAGGGAAAGATCGAAAACCCTGGCATCGAGAATTTCATGCGACTGAAGAACATCCTGAAACTTGCAGCGTAGACAGGTGCCGCCGTGACGCCGACTCCTCCACTATCACGGTATTAACAGCCCTGCCCGCCCCCACCGGCAGGGCTTTTTTTTGGGGGATAAAGAATAAGTGAAAAATGAAATACTTATAAAGTTTTATACCGACCCCATCGCGTATATGGCATTGCGCCATCGGGCAGAATCCTGTGATCGGTCGATCTCCCAACATGTCCGTCACCTGGTACGTTGTGATCTCGAGCAAGCCTGTCATGAGGAGCGCCAACGGGACAAGGACAGCACAGGGTCCGGGGAGGGTCCAAATGGCTAACCTTCGGCCCTATCTCACCCCGGGGTGGAACTCCACAAAACCCCACACGCCGCCGGATCTCGCCTTCCTGGAGACATTGCAGGGCGCCGGCATGGAAGTCTCCGCGGTCATACCGGATGGAAAAATCCACCGATGCCACCTGAACGGCGACAAGCGCGGGTCAGTCAACGGCTGGTATATTTTCTACTCGGACAACGTGCCGGCCGGCGTATACGGCACCTGGAAGGAGGGCTGGCAGGAGACCTGGTGCGCCAGGGACATCCACACCATGGCGCCAATCGAGCGGCAGGTATACGACCAGCAGATGGCCAAGGCCAGGAAACTGCGCGAGGCCGAGCGCAATGCGGTCAACGAGGAGGTGGCCGAGTCCGCCGAAGCCGACATTGCCCGGGCCCACCCGGCAACCTCGAATCACCCCTACCTCCAGACCAAGCACGTCCGGCCCCATGGCATCTACCAGTCCGGCGATTACCTGCTGATCCCGATTCGGGACATTAACGGCCAGATCCAGTCCATCCAGCGCATCGGCACGGCCGGCGACAAGCTCTATGCCAAGGGCGGCAAGACCAAGGGCGGCATGCACCTGATCGGGACTATCCGCGATCTGGTGTATCTGGCGGAAGGCTACTCGACCGGGGCCACGGTCTACGAGGCGACCGGTACGGCGACCGTCATTGCCTTCGATTGCGGCAACCTCATGGCCGTTGCCAAGGCGATCCGGGTCAAGCACCCGGGTACGAAAATTGTCGTCTGCGCGGATAACGACCAGTTTACCGTCAACAATCCCGGGCTCACCAAGGGCAAGGAAGTGGCCGAGGCGGTCGGCGGCACCATGGTGTTTCCGGTATTCCAGACCCTGGAGGGCGGGCCCACCGACTTCAACGACCTGGCGTGCCGGGAAGGCATGGCGGCCGTGATCGAGCAGGTTACAGGCTCATCTGGTGAGCTACAGGGTATGCAGTTCCTGAGTCTGGCGGAAATACGCGCCGGCCTCAGAGGGGCGCAGTACCTGATAAAACCCTTCTTCGAGCGCGAGGCGACAACCGTTTTATTCGGGGAGTCTGGTACATACAAGTCATTCATTTGTATTGATATCGGCCTGTCAGTTGCCTACGGCATTCCCTATCACGGAAAACGGGCGCACAAGGGGCCGGTGTTCTATGTCTGCGGCGAGGGGTCCGGCGGCATTTCCAGGCGCATAGAAGCCTGGATGCTGCGGCACCCGGGGCTCCCTGCTACAGCCCCGTTTTACGTCAGCAAGGTACCGGGCCAGCTGATCGAGGAAGGGAACGCCGCCGGCATTGCCGAGGCGATCCGCCAGCAGGAACCGGACATCAGCCCGGCACTCATTATCGTCGATACCCTGTCCACCAATATCGGTAATGGCGACGAGTCCAGCAATACAGACATCGCCAGGTTAATGAATAACGTCAATATCCACCTGCGGGACGCCTTCGGATCCTGCGTGCTGATCGTCCACCACGTAGGCCACGGGGACAAGGACCGGGAGCGCGGCGCCTACGCCCTGAGAGGCAATGCAGACTGCCGCATTCTGGTGAAGCCGGCCGGTGAGCGACGCTGCAGCATGCACTCGCTCAAGGTGAAGGACGCCCCCGAGTTCGACCCCGTTATGTTCTCGGCCAATATCGTCACCATCCCGGGAATCTTCGACTCCGAGGGGGAAACCGTTACCTCAATCGTCCTCCAGCAAGAGGAATATATGGAACAGGACACCGCTGTTGAGGGGCGCCAGGCAGCTCAGGCACTGGAAGTTCTGCGGAATATGTTTGCTGAGCGCAGGGAGAATATTGCGGCCAGGGGCGGAGATCCGGATGACGCCAGGGTTGAAGATATCTCCTGGTTCGAGCAATTGGAAAAACTAAAAATCATTAAATCCGGCGCCAGCCGGCAGGCTAAACACAAGATAAAAAATAGCCTCAAGGCACAAGGAAAAATTGACTGGACAGGCCGGAATTTGAGGATTGTCGAGTGATTCGAGCGTCAACCAAAAACGTCAACCAGCGTCAACCAAGCGTCAACCATTGTTTCAACGGATTAGCCCCTGCATGGTCGTTGTCAACCGTCAACCCCAGCTTTAGCTGGGGTGACGTTGACGTTGACGCAGCGGGCGACCGTCAACTTGTCAACCGTCAACCGGAAGGACTAGCCATGACCGACCACAAACAATGCCCCGACTGCGGCAAGACCCTGCCGGCAACCACGGAGAATTTCTATCCCAGTACCTCGACCTGGGGCGGGATCAAGTATGCAACCCTGACCACCCGCTGCCGCCCCTGTCACCTGGAGTTCAACCGACTGCGCCGGGAACGGCTGCGCCTGGAGGCGGCCAGCCGGCCAGGGCATACCGGACCCCGGGCGGGGACCGTGGAGCGGATTTTCTTCTGCCAGGTGCGGGGGGTGGTGGGGTGAGTATGGGCGGACACCAATCATCCCGTATGCTGAAAGACGAGTGGCTAACTCCACCTAGCATCATCGAGGCGCTGGGGAGTTTTGACCTGGACCCCTGCGCACCAGTCAAACGACCATGGGATACCGCCAAGCGGCATTTGACCATGGAGGATGACGGACTGAATCACCCCTGGAGCGGGCGTGTGTGGCTGAATCCGCCATACGGAAAGGAAACCGGGAAGTGGCTGGAAAAGCTCGCAGACCACGGCAACGGGATCGCGCTGATCTTCTCCAGGACAGAGACAACCATGTTCCATGACTACGTGTGGTCTCGGGCAACATCCTTGCTGTTTCTGCGCGGGCGCATTCATTTCCACCATGTCGATGGCACGAGAGCAGCCGCAAATGCCGGGGCGCCGTCTGTGCTTATCGCATATGGAGATAACAATGCCGTTGCGCTGGCCAAGGCGATGAACCAAGGGATGGCAGGGCATTACGTCTATAACCATTCCAGGAAAAAAGAAAACCCGTTGAGGATGGCGATATGAGTACCTGGAAATCCGTGGAACGTGCCATTGCCAACCTGCTTGGCGGCGAGCGAGTGCCCGTCACAGGCCGCCAGCGGGGATCTGCGCCCGATATCTCCCACCCGGTACTCTCGCTAGAGGTCAAGCACAGAAAGACGCTCCCAGCGTGGCTGTACGACGCCATGGAGCAGGCTCAGGCCAGCAAGCGGGGCGACAAGCTCCCTGCGGTCATCCTGCACGGACGCGGGAAGGAATACCGGCACAGCATGGTCATGGTCCGGCTGGATGATTTTGTGGAGTGGTATGGAGATCCGAGGAAATGACCCACGGCCCGACAGAATACATCCCGCACGATCTCACGCCGATGTACCTGGATTACACCATCGAGGCGGAACGCATGCGGGAAAAAGAAGATTCCATACAGCTGCGATACGAATACCTGCGGCGTATGCTGAATGAAGGCGGGATAACTGAACTGGAGGCCCGATTAAGAGCGCTGGATACCCTGGCGCTACTGGCGGGGATGTTGTGACAGCACGTAAACGGCCCAAGGAACTACAGAAGCGCGGCAGGAAAACCCTGTACCGCAAGGAATACGCGGAGCAGGCGTATAAACTGTGTTTATTGGGAATGACTCGGAAGGAAATGGCTGCATATTTCGAGATTGCAGAGGCAACGCTGGATAATTGGTGCGCTAGACATCCAGAATTTTTGGAGGCGCTCAAGGACGGACGCGAAAATGCGGACGCTAAAGTGGCTCAGAGCCTCTATCGTCGCGCCTGCGGCTACGAGCATCCGGAGGACAAGATATTCCAGTACGAGGGTTCTCCGATCGTCGTGCCGACAATCAAGCACTATCCACCGGACACGGGTGCCGCAACGCTGTGGCTGAAGAACCGGCAGCCGGAGAAATGGCGCGACAAGCAGGACGTTGAGGTATCTGGAGGTATCAGCGTGCTGGCCTCGAAGCCGGATAAAGAACTGTGATCGCTAACAACTCTGTGGAAATAACACCAATCACACTATTGGAAGCGAATATCTTTGTTTCCAAAAACCACCGGCATCATAAGCCGGTGATCGGACACAAGTTCAGTATCTCAATATCGGATGAAACCGGCGTGCGTGGCGTTGTCATTGTTGGGCGGCCCGTTTCGAGAGTTTTGGATAATGGCTGGACGCTAGAAGTAAACCGCTGTTGCACGGATGGAGTAAGAAACGGATGCTCAATGCTTTATGGTGCGGCATGGCGGGCGGCAAAGGCGCTCGGTTACAGGCGGCTTATTACCTACACGCTTGCAGAAGAAGGCGGTTCCAGCCTGCGCGGCGCTGGTTGGAATCTTATTGGTGAACGTGGCGGCGGATCATGGAATACACCTAGCAGACCGAGAATAGACACACATCCGATGCAGGCAAAGTTATTGTGGGAGGCTTCGTAGTGATCGACTACGAAACCGAGGTAGCCACCCCGAAGCAGGCGGAAGCGCTGTACCTGGTTGCCGGCCGGGCATTGCACAACATGCTGTTCGGCGGCTCGCGCTCCGGCAAGACGTTCCACCTGGTGCGCTGCGTCATCATGCGGGCCATCCTGGCGCCCGGCAGCCGGCATGCCATCCTTCGGTTTCGCTTCAATCACGTTAAGCAGTCAATCGTCCTCGACACGTTCCCCAAGGTCATGTCCGTGTGCTTCCCGGGCGTGCCGTACCAGATCGACAAGACCGACTGGTACTGCAAGATCGGTGACGGCGCGGAAATCTGGTTTGGCGGCCTGGATGACAAGGAGCGCACGGAAAAGATACTTGGCAAGGAGTTCGTAACGATCTACCTCAACGAGTGTTCACAAATCAGCTGGGCATCGGTGGGTATCATCCTGACCCGCCTAGCGCAGAATGTCATCCGTAAGATGGAGGGCACGCCAGATGCCCCACTGCCGCCGCGGATGTATTACGACTGCAACCCGCCAAGCAAGGCACACTGGTCTTACTTGCTGTTCATTCGCAAGGTGGACCCGGATACCAAGCAGATCCTGCCGCACCCCGAAAACTACGCAAGCCTGCAGATGAACCCAATCGACAACGAGCAGAACCTATCCGCCGGCTACATGGATCTCTTGCACAGCCTGAGCGCCCGCAACCGAAAGCGATTCCTGGAGGGTGAGTTTGCCGACGCCACCCCGAACCAGCTGTTCACGCAGGAGGACATCGACAAGTGGCGCAACCTGGATGCCAGCAACCTGCCGGACTTCGTGCGCGTGGTGGTCGGCGTGGACCCGAGCGGGGCCGACGATGTGGATAACGTGGACAACGATGCTATCGGCATCGCCGTGGGCGCCCTGGGAACCGATGGGAACGCCTATCTGCTGGAGGACTGCACGGTCAAGGCAGGACCAGCGACTTGGGGCCGGGTGGCTGCCAGCGCCTACGAGCGGCATGCCGGTGACTGTCTGGTGGGCGAGACCAACTTTGGCGGCGCCATGGTGCAACAGACGATCAAGGTGGCCAATCCCCGCATCCCATTCAAGAAGGTCACGGCCAGCCGCGGCAAGGTGCAGCGGGCCGAGCCGTTCAGCGCCCTGTACGAGCATGGCAAGGTCAGGCATGTCGGCAACTTCAACGAACTGGAGGACGAACTGACCGCATTCAGCACGCTGGGCTACATGGGCGAGGCGTCACCGAACCGGGCAGACGCCTGGATCTGGGTGCTGGCCGAGCTGTTTCAGGGGATGGTGAAGGAAAAGCCGAAGCCGGCCCCGGTCAGAAGCCGCTACATTGACGAAGCCGGCCACGGCCTGGGGTGGATGGGCTGAAAAAGTTAGCTGACACATTGAAAAATACAGAAATGTCCGGCCATATAATCCGTGTGGCATGGCCACAACCGACGACAAGGTACTTGAGACAGCCCGCAAGCGGCTGAAGCGCTGTATCGACTCCTCCAGCACGCTCCACGAGGAAATGCTGGACGATATCCGGTTTGCCGCCGGCCAGCAGTGGCCGGATGAGATCAAGAATGGCCGGGAGCAGGACCGCCGGCCCTGTCTGACGGTCAACAAGACCGCCCAGTACGTCCGCCAGGTGGTCAATGACGGCCGGCAGAACAAGCCCGCAATCAAGGTTTACCCGGTTGGTGATGGCGCCGATCAGGACGTGGCCAAGGTGTTCAACGGCCTGATTCGGGATATTGAGCAGTCATCCGACGCAGACACCGCCTACGATACCGCCCTGGAGTGCAGCGCCCGCTGTGGCCTGGGTTACTTCCGTATTATCAGCCGCTACACCGCCGATACCAGCTTCGTGCAGGAACTGGCGATCAAGCGTATCCGCAATCCCTTCTCCGTCTACCTGGACCCGTCCGCAGAAGATCCCGCCGGCAGCGATGCCAGCTTCGGCTTTATCAGCGAGTGGATACCCAAGGAAGAATTTGAAGAACAGTACGGGACCGACAAGGCCGCGAGCTTTGACGAACTGGCCCGGGGCGATAACGCCAGCAACTGGATGAAGGGCGATGAGGTCAGGGTGGTTGAGTATTACAGCCTGGAGACCGTCAGCAAGACCATGCTGCTGTTGCGGAGCGGCGCAACCCAGTACCTGGAGGACATGGAAACGCCGCCGGCAAAAGGCGAGATCGTCGCGCAGCGCAAGGTCAAGGTACAGACCTGTATCTGGCGCAAGCTGACCGGAAACGCCGTGCTGGAGACAAACGAATGGCCGTCCCGTTACATCCCGATCATCCGTGTAATTGGCGATGAGTTCGAGATTGACGGCGAGGTGACATACCAGGGCATCGTGCGCCCGGCGAAAGACCCGCAGCGCATGTATAACTACTGGGTGACGAACGCCACCGAAAAGGGTGCGCTCGAAACCAAGGCACCGTACATCGGCGCGGTTGGCCAGTTCGAGGGGCAGGAAAACCAGTGGCGTAACGCGAATCACATCCCGTATGCCTACCTGGAATACAACCCGGTATCTGTAGACGGAACAATGGCCCCGCCGCCGCAGCGCAACCAGGCTGCTTTCTCTGGCGCTGTCGATGTGCAGATGGCGCAGCTGTCCAGCGACGACATGAAGGCGACAACCGGCATTTATGATGCCGCCCTGGGCGCCCGCTCGAACGAAACCAGTGGCAAGGCAATTAACGCCCGGCAGCGTGAGTCCGATACCAGCACATTCCACTATGTGGACAACCAGGCCAAGGCCATCCGCCACGCGGGTCGCATTCTGGTCGAGGTTATCCCGAAGTTTTACGACACCGAGCGGATTGTGCGCATCGTCGAAGAAGATGACAGCGATGACATGGTGCCGATCAACCAGAAAACCACCGAGCAGGACGAGGAAGGCCGGGCCGTCCAGAAGATCATCAACGACTTGTCTGTTGGCCGTTATGACGTGCGCGTGTCGGTCGGACCCAGCTATGCCACCCGCCGGCAGGAGTCCGCGGATAGCATGCTTGGCTTCGTGCAAGCCGTTCCTATGGCCGGTCAGGCCATCATGGATCTGATTGCCAAAAATATGGACTGGCCGGGCGCCGAGGATATGGCCGAGCGGCTAAAAAAACTGTTACCGCCCAACCTGCAGGAATCTGACGACGACGACCCGGAAGGGGCCGCGATGATGCAGCAGATACAGGCGCTTGGGGAGCAATTGCAGCAGGCCGAGGCCGCGCTCACCTCCAAGCATAACGAGCAAATGGCCGAGATCAAGTTGAAAGAGCTGGCCATACAGGAAGCGTCAATCAAGCGCGAAACCACCCTGATTAAGTCGCAGACTGATCTGGAGCAGGCGCGACTTGAAGCGGACTCCAGGCGCGAGGAAGTCACGCAGACCAACATGGCGCAGCAGACCAACATCGAGCAGTCAATTGAAGTGCTGCGCGATTCCATTGCTGAGATCCTGGCGCAGCAAATCATGGTTAGCGACAAGTTACTGCAGCACCAGGCCGAGGTTAACGGCAAGCTGATCGAGGTCATGCAAAAAGAGCCGGAGGAAGAACCGCCGGAGGTCAAGACGATCACGATCAAAACGCCGTCCGGGCAAGTGTATTCCGGCACGGTCAACAGCGGTTCAGTCGAAGTTAAAACGCCGTCCGGACAGAAATACACAGGAACAGTAAGAGAGGAATAAAGGCATGGCACAGGGCACACTGGCACTATTCGACGAGTTCGCGGAATCCGTTGGCGATGGCCGCATTGATCTCGACACACACACTTTCAAGGTGGCATTAGTCACGCTGCAGGTAGGCGGTACGCCGACTATCGCAAAGACTGACGCAGTGCCGACCTGGGGCGCCGGCGGCACCACCAACCTTAGTACCAGCGAGGTATCAGCGGGCGGCGGTTATACCGCTGGAGGCATTACGCTTACGCTGACACCTACGTGGGCACAGACTGGTGGCGTCGCGAAATGGGATGCGACAGATATCACCTGGACATCCGCGGCATCCGGAGATCCAGCAACCATCAAGACAGCGGTTATCTATGATGATACAGCCACAAACAAGGATTGTGTCGGGTTCGTTGATATGACGGCGGACGGCACGACCGCGATCAGCCTGCTGGCGGGTGATATCACCATTGCCTGGGGAGCGGGTGGTATCTTCACTCTGACGAATCCGTAATGGCTAGCGTTACTAGCACTCAAGTAGTCAGTGATATCGCTGAACCGAGCGGCTGGCGGTATGTGCGGTATCGCTTCGATCTACTGGACAATCTTGGCGGCAACCATATCGAGTACGCCAACAAATTTATCCCTCCTGCAACAGACGCAGAAGCGGACATGATTGCCATGATTCCTGCTGTACTTGAAAACAAGAAGATAGCAGAGCAGCAGGATTGGCGTGATCAGTGTGTTGATGGGATTGACCCGCTACACTGGGACAATGGAGGCTTCTGGGATAAGACAACCCCGCTATGGGGAACCTGGAATGAAGCATTTACATTCGTCGGGAAGTGGTTCTGGTCGCAGGAAAATCAACTTGATCTCGTTCCATACAACACAAGTTGGGGAAGGGTTAACAATACTGATAAACGTAATGGGTTGGGGATTACAAACCAGAATATCACTACGTTAAATTCCCAAATGCAGATTGCGGTAGATACAAAAGCCACCCTGGACTCTTATATTCCATTCTTTGACCAGAACGGGAATCCGCAGTAGTGGCTATCTATCTTGATAGTAACGGTGATAACACTACCGGGGCATCTTGGGCAACCGCATATACATCGTGGGGCAGTCTTATTTCTGGGCACGGAGCTCTTGCATCTGGTGATATCGTATGGATTAACACAGGCGCATCTCCTCACGCTGAAACAGGGATGGCTTCAACGACATTTACCGGCCCGTCAAGTGGATTGCCTGCATACATCATTGGTGTAGATAAGGCAGACGATTCTTACAATGCCGCTTCGGCCGCTGTGTTTTCAACATCTGACCCTAACGACTTTGTCATTGATGGTTCAATCTGTATTTTTGGTATTCACTTTGTAACTGGTGACAGGTTTACTATGCAGGCTGGAGATACCAATGAAATGGCATATTTCCAAGATTGCGTTTTTGACTGCCAAACTGATAATTTTACATTTACAACAGGGCGCGCAAATTTCAAAAACTGCACATTTACGCTTGGAACCGCAGGTTCTATAACAACTCCAAGCGGAACATGGGATTTTTTTGATGGCGCTGTTACTGGTTCAGCGGCAAGCGCAATTTATGGAAATGCCGGAAACTTCAGATTTTATGGAACAGATTTAACCGGAGTCTCTCATTCAACAACACCATTTCAGGCATCTAATGCCGGAATTGTGCAGTTTTATGGGTGTCTACTTCCATCAACGTCATGGGCACTTTCGACCTCCATAACTTCACGGCTTGAAATTTACGAGTCTGATACAGCAACTGGCGATTCCCCGTGGCGGAATGAATGGCATGGGGGGTATTTAGGCAAGTGCGTTATGAGTACCACTGTCTACAGGGATGGTGGTGGTACTTATGATGGAACAAACGGCTATTGTTACGCACTCACGACAGCGGGACTAAATACGCCATGGTCTGGAGTATGCACTCCATGGGTTACGGGATATTTGCCTGCGGATTCTGGAACACAAACGACATGGACTGTCTATTTCGCTAATACAACTGGAGCAACGAATAACGATGATGTATGGCTTGAGGTTGAATACTTCGGTACTGCATCGTCAACTCAGAAATCATTTTTGACGACCGGACTATCCGACGCCCGTGCTTCCAATTCTCCTAATACTTCTGATTCGTCCACATGGACAGGAATAATATCGGAAACAGCAGAGAGGAAGGCGACAACTGCTGTCACTGTTCAGGTGGCTGGTATGTATCGCTGGCGGGTGTGTTCAGCGGCTACGCCAGTAATATATGTTGACCCGGTTATATCAGTAGTACAGGAATAACATGGCCGTAAAACCAATCCCTGGTACAGGTCCATTCCTCGAGAATGCGACTGCTGCAGAATATCCGATACCTGGGACTGGTGCCTTTAAGGCTGATTCGACTGGTGGTGGTGCGCTTAATATTAACTTAGCGCATATTACGTCAGGGAATACAGTACGTACATTATCGCTTTCCCCGGGCGCAGTTGATATTGCATTGCAAGCGATTGCATCTGGGAATACACCCCATGCTCTTTCTTTAAGCAGTTCAATTGATATCGCATTACAGGCGATTGCCTCTGGAAATCAGCCCCATGCTTTGACGTTATCACCCGGTGCTGTTGATATCGCATTGCAGGCAATCGCTTCTGGAAACACTCCACACGCGCTTACTGTTGCGGTAGCTACAGGTGCACAGAATCTAAATCTGCAGGCGATTGCTTCTGGAAATGTGCCGCATGCTTTGGCCCTATCGCCGGGACTCGTTAATCTCGATCTGCAGCATATTGCAAGCGGAAATCAGCCGCATGCATTATCGCTATCCAGTACATACAATATCGATCTACAAGCGATTGCTTCAGGTAATGTCCCGCATGCACTTTCACTCTCGCCGGGCTTGGTCGATATCGCACTGCAGCATATTACCTCCGGGAATGTGCCGCATGCACTTTCGGTGGCAGTAAGTGGTGGACCACAGAATCTTGATTTAT